TTCGTATGACCTCAAGCCGCCGATTCCGAGCATACCGCCCAAAACAGGAAGGAGCGTACCCACATCAAATGCAGGTAAATCAGGTGTTTCTAAGCCAATGTAGGCAAAAACAAATATTAAAAGCGGCTGAAGCACAAAATGATATGCAAAAGCAATACCGCATGTCCAGCCAACAAATGGCCGCCAGCCACCCTTAAATAACGATCCTGAAGCCGCTTCGGCTTTATTTATCTCTAATTGTGCAAGTAAAGCCTCCTGAGAATGTTTCTCTCCCATAGTAGCTATTTCGTGAGCCAAAGCAGCCTTTTGATCTTTGTCTTCAATAAATTTGTCAAGCAGACCTGTTACAGGACCTACTAAACTCGTTAATACACTCATTGCGTTCTCCCATAAAACTCGGTTTGTTTATAACCGCTCTTATCAAATAAATACCAACAACAGTTATCTTTTCCTGTCATTTTGCTGTTAGGTATCCACTTTACTCTACCAATACTGACAATTTTTACAAGTCTTTGCATATAAGGCGTACTTTGTTGTGTATGAGGCCAGTCGGCATCAAACAGGAGCCATGTTGGAGATAAGCTAGATAATAACTCTATAATGGGATGAAGAATCTTTCTGTCCCAAGGGGGGTTAGTAATATAAAAATCTGGTTCATCAGAAGATCCCATAACGTTTTGTTGGGCTATGTCCTGTCTTTTAGGCTCTATATCTGCCTTTAAAATACACCGTCCAGAGGTGTTTCTAGTAATGTGGTCTACAAGTGCCCCGTCCCCCGCACACGGCTCTATGAACGTAAAATTACGAGGTAAATGACTAAACAGTGGTTTAGCCGCTTCTAACGGCGTCGGATAAAAATCCCGCGCAATTCTTTTAAAATCACTCCTCTTTCCCATCCTTTGGCTTTCTATTCAGAACGCTACCTGTCAGTATAGCACCAAATGACAAATGAAACAAACCCCCACCCATTAAAGTGTACGGATTGTGATGATCCGTCATTTTACGCATTAGTTCCATCTGAAGTTGAGCATTTTCCATAGTATTCATCGTATCTATAAAACTAGCTATTTCGGGTCTATTTACCCCATACCATACAGGGACGAGTACAAAATCAAATAAACATATAAAAAGATATACTCCTAAAGCTATTGATTGAAAGTTGACGTTAGCCATTCTTCGTGAATGCACTGGAAGCTATAAAAGCTCCAATAATACCCATGTTTGAAAGGACCCAAGTGCTACCAATACTGCTCAAATGATCTAGTCTATCTAAAGGCACAAGGTCTGTCATAAGCACCGCAATGTAAACGGTCACAGATATAGCGCTAAACCAAACCATGTAGCGTTGCTGATCCTGTTTGGCGTTATCGTTCTCCAAACGGATCTTTCTTTCCATAATCTCAAGATCGTCTATTTGCTCGTCTCCGTTAACATCTAGTTTTGCTGCAAATTCTTTTGCTGCCTTACCTTTGAAAGTTTTCTGTGTCATTTAAAAGCATCCTTCATTGCACTCATTAAATCTTTAATTGTAACCCTTTTGTCTTTTGGGTCGTATAGGCACACAAGTTCTCTAGGACATGCATCAATACTTTCCATAATTTCAATGCCTCCTGATCCGTTAGCTCCCTCGTATAAACACCAGTATTGTCTTGTTGTTTTCCCTCGAAAGCTCTCATGGACTTTCTCGACTTTTTTAAGTCGGCAAATCGTGTATCCCCCATTGTCGAGGGTTGGTCTGTAATAATGCTCATGTGCGGTTGTCCACGAGCCAGAGACCATAAGCAATAGCACCGAGGATAGCAATGCCAATGCCAATGGTAAGAGTGCCAATAGTCCACATAATAATTTTTTCCCTACGTTCCTGTGCCTCATATACTTCTTTCTGGCGGCGCTTACGAATCTGGCCTTCCATACCTATCAATTCATCCCAAGCTTTGGTTCCATGGGTGAACATTATGAAAGTCTTCAATTCGTCGCGCTGCTGATCCAATTTTTTCTTGGCTGCAAATGCCTCTATAGCTTCTTGCTCTATACTCTGTCCATTAAATACTTTAGAAAATAAGGTAGGGTTCTTTGATCTTTTCTCTATATTAGCTACATCCGATACAGCGCCCATCCATTTAGACAGGTCTTGAGTCATACTTTCCAGTTCTCGGCCCGCCATAAAGGCTTTCTTGATTCCCCCAAATGCAGCCGTCGCCGTCGATATCGCTGCACTTATGGTAAGTGGGTCCATACTACATCCGTATGACGATTGTTATGAGTAGAAGAAAAGTAGCACCAAAAGCACCAATAAGGATATTTTCAATCCGCCGAAAACGATTATAAATATCCCTAAACTGAATATTGGCTTCAGTTTCAAGAGCAGTCGTGCGTGTATCAAGAGAATGTAACTCTTGGTTAAGGGATGTTACCGTTGGTTTTGTCATTGTTGCGTCTGTTGCCTCTGTTTAAGTAGTTCTCTATCCATTGCGGATTGTATTCTTGCGGCAGTCTGTTCTTCCTGACTTTGCAGTCTCTTATTAAACTGTTCGTTCCTCTGTGCAAGAGATTGTTGCTCCAGACCAAGTTTTGCCTGATCCAACTGTGTATCGTTCTGTTCTGCCTGAGCCCTAAGCTCCAATTCCTTCTCCTTGAGTTGTACAAGAGGATCTGGGCCCTGACCTGATACCTGTTGGCTCATCTGCTTCACTTGTTGCATACCTTGCGCTATCATCTGGGCCTTCAACATTTCTACCTGCATAGGGTCCTGTACCCCCTGCTGTTGAGCCATAGCCATTGACTGCTCTTCAGCCTGTATCTTTACATGCTCCATAATGTGCTTTTGTAGAGACATTGCTACGGGGGGCATCTGCATAGCCATAGGCGTAGACCCGAAAACCATATGCGCCATAATATGACTTTGATGATCCTGACCCGCGAACGCTTTTAACTGCGCCATATCCAAAGCGTTTATGTTTTCCTGTGCGGGATCTAGCGGTTTGTCCTCCGTCTGTGGAACTTGCTTTAACAGCCTATCCACATCCTTTACACCGAGTGCCTCATACATATCGTGATACACTTCATACATATTGTGGAGTTCTGGCGCCGCACCCGCTAATTGTAGCTTCGTTTGAGCAAGTGCAATGCGTTGCGCCTGACTAAATACGTTCGGGTTTGATACAGGTAATACATCCACCCTATCATCAAAATCCTCTGTTTTTACCGCAGAATCCACACCTTCTATAGAATAGGGGTAGATTGGGGGCAAACTTTCACTCATTACCTTCGCCAAAAGCTTAAATTCCATCCGCATAGCGTAATGTAGGCGCTTATGCACCGCGGACATGACCCGTGAGCCCTGTTCCAAGAGCGCAATAGTTGTTCCTACCGCCGCTTGCTGATTTCCGTCGCCCACTTTCATGTCTGTAATGGTCGCGAACCTCTGTCCTGCCTCCACTACGAAGCCCAATAGCTGAAATAGCGTCTGATCTGGACCTTTAAACGGCAGCGGCATAAGGCTGTCACGAATAGCCCCTCCGGGAGCGTCCACATCGCGGAACTCACCGGGCTGAAGCGGGTCATCGTCGTCTCGGATACGCAATCCGCGGGCCTTGAAGCCCGCTGGGAGATTGGATAACGTTCCTGCGTCAATTAACTGCCTCAGTGCCGCCGTGGCGGTTCGTGACAACCCGCCAATCGTATGAATCAGACCTAAACCATAGAACCCAAACCCCGGAAGAAACTTATAATGCACAAAATATTGTATTTTACGCATATTATCATCTTCTTCTCTGTAGTTTCTGCGAATAGATAGGATTTGTCCGTTATCTTGCGATATCGTTACAACATAAGGGATCTTAATTCCTGTTGGTTCGCCTTCTTCGTCCTTGTCCTCGTACCCTTCGAGGTCTAAATCAACGTGACACTCTAAAATTGTGCAGTCGTAATCTATTTGTGAGGCGCTAACGCCATCAATTCGCTCTAATTCCGTAGAAATCGAGGTAGAATCACCCTGTGCAGGGATAACAGGCATGTCAAGATAAAATCCCGACACCTGTTTTTTGCGTAAATCGTTCAAAGACATGCGAATCACTTGAGAAATGTTCGGACAAGTCTCCAAATCGGAAGTTTCGTATGGAACAACAAGGTTTTCTGCGGGTACAAACTTAGATACAGCCCGTCCCAACGTCTCGTCAAAGTAAACCTTCTTAAATGTCGATCCCGCAAGAGGTAAATAGAACAACATCTGGTCTAATTCAGGCGTATATTCCTCCATCACACCTGTAACATAGTAATTCATAAACTGACTGACACGCTGTGCCTGTGCCGTCTTGTCTGGAGTTTCTGATCCGAGGACCACGGCCCGTACTGGACCGCCCGCGGGCAACAATTCGTTAAACGCCTGTGCCTGAAACTGTGTGGCCGCTTCTGCCAAGATCGGGTGTGTTACACCGCTCGCGCCTCGGAAAGGTTCCGAGCGTTCATTGTAGTTAAATCCCAGTAATTCAAGGCCATTAGCGTAGGCGTCTTCCCATTCCTGACGACTTGCCTTGTTCGCATCGAACTCTGACGAAAGTTCCGAGGCTATTCGACCAAGTTCCCTGTCTGGCATTTCTTCCGCCAAATTGGCATAGAAATCATCGTTCATGCCCCGTTGGTCTTGTGGATCGAAGTCCACCTCAACGCCCCCGTCTTCCTCCATCGTTATTTCAATTTCAGGTGTTTCCATGCCTTCGGTAATCGAAACGATGTCCGCGTCCATCGAGCCGGGGATCTCAAGTTCTATCTCAGCCTTTAAATCTTCTTCATCCAGTTGCGACGGTACACGGTCTACCTGTCCCGCATAGGGTTGTCTTTCTTCTGCCATAAGGATCTCCTTTGACTACAAGTCATTTCTTTTTCTTTGGCGTCTCAGCGTAGAGGTTATCAAATATTTGATTAACATCCAAGACATAATCTAAATTAGACTTGGAATAGTGAATATGTTGCGAGGGCAAAAAGTCTGGGGCCCCTTGCCCTGTTTCAAACCAAGCGGGATGCGTAACGCGGACCCTGTTGTTGGGTAACGCCACTATATTCCCTGTCCACTCGCCCGCATCAAGCAGTTCCAAAACATGGCTCTGCTTGTGCTGGGCGGGGTCATCAGCAATCTCGCTCTCTGTGTAATCGACTGTAAAGTAATATTTTGCGGGATAAAAGTTACCGTCGATTTTTGCGACCCAAGGGCAGGGAGTTGCCCTATCGAGAACGTAGACTGCGTGATAATGCGAAGGGCAGTCCCAAGGTTGGACCTGATGCGTGAGCATCGGTTTGGGCCACTCGGCAAATGGTGTATCGGCAACCAACGCCGTAATCGGCATTCGCGCCCACATTGCCCCTCCGTGTACGTTTGGCTGATCGTCGTCGTCCGTCTCACAACCTGTAAATATCATTTGAAAGCTCAAGCACCTGTTGGGCATTGTCGTTACCGCAACACACATCGCATGTATAAAATCACCCTGATATTTTAGATGATTACATGTGTACTCTCTTCTCACCCAACATTTGAAGTGAGGAATGTTACTCTGTAAGTAGGGCAAGTTACTTTACTTTACCGCCCTTTTTCATGCCTTTAGGTTTAACCTTACCGCCTTTAGCCATGCCTTTGGACTTCATCATGCCCCCGACAAGACTTGCAGAATACTGCTCCATAGTCATTGGCATTCCAGCGGCTCCGCCACCTGCCATCTTCTGAACAGGTCCGCCCTTCTTGTACATCTTCTTCTTCATGCCGACCTTGCCGCCTTTTTGATACATCTTCTTCTTCATCATTTTTATGGGTCCCTTATAAAAATATCGACTCAGCTTACCATAGGTCGTTGGGGTTTTGCAATGAATTGTTCAAAAGCGGATATGCCCCGTGGTCCGCGGAACATGTCCCGCGCTACATGCGTTAAACTGACTAAACCGCCGTCTTTTTTTGAAATATCTGCACTTTCAGATTCTTTAGGATCAAATTTAGCAAATCTTGATCGTATATTTTTTGGATCAAATATAACAAAATCTTTCCTAATTACTCCCGTATCGGTTCTGCTTTCTGTAACAACAATTCCATCATGCCCTGCTCTTTTAAGCATATCTCTAAAAGCTTTGGTCCCTGTATCTTCATATATTTCTCCACCCGCCTCTGATATCGCATCTTCCATAAAGTCTTCAAATTCTTCTTGTAGCTCATCATAAGTTTGGTAAATTTTAGGGTTTTCTAATTTAAGTTTTACGGGAATTACGCGAGAGGTGGGAACAAAGCCTCTTTTAAAAGTGTCAGGATCAGTTTGTTCTGAAAAAAAACTAGCTGTTTTAGGGTCCTCTGAAAACCAATTACCAAGATCTGCAAGAGCAGGACTATCTCCAATATATTTATCTTGATCTACAAATTCTTTAAATTCTGCTATATCCTTCCCTTCCACATAGCCTCTGTCATCGGGGAGCTTTTCGATTGGAACATCAACAGAAGTTCCGTGAAAAGCGTCAATATTAAATCCTTCTTTAAAATTTTCAGCTTCTGTTTTGGTTTTTACGTCCAAAGGCAAATCTAGCTGTTCGGGCGGTTTTGTTTTTAAATAGTAAACAATTTGTTTTAATTCTTCTCTATCTATCGGAACATCCTCTATATTACCCGCTCTTCTTACCGCAACATCCACAGGTATATCAGGATCTAATAAAGGTTGTATTCTTTTATTGTTTTTACCTATAAAGTCGTAGGCTTTTTTCTGAGCGCTATCTAAGTTAAGCGGAACAAAGTCCTCGCCTCCTGAGACCATTTGTTTAATAACGTCTGTATTAATAGGTTTTGGAATAGCGTTTTGTATTTTCTCCAAAAGATCACGCGAAGATTCGTTATAGGGCTTGTCTTCCCCTTTTCCTACGGTTTTAAAGTCAATATCGTCAAGAAAACTAAAGGGTTTGTGGCGTCCTCTTTCCTCTAAAACTTTAATAAGTTTTTCTTTAACAGCTTTTTCTCGTAGTGCATCACCTGTCCCAATACGACTGTTAGGCTCAAAATAAAGCATCTGATTTATTCTATCTAACTCTGTATCTGACAATTTTCTCAAATCATCTATAGACGAATTGGCTATAGCGTCCTTTATTTCTTTAAGCTGTTCAAACACTTCATCGCTTTGTTGTTGTAAAATATTTTCACTAGAAGAATCTAAAGATTTAGGGTTTATGGGTAAATTACCCCGATTATTAAGTAACTCATCTAATTGTCGTAGGGATATTTCAGAAGCCTGTCTAGAAAGATTCTGCCCCATTCCTTCGAGACCCATGGACGCTTTGATGTTGCCCTTCAATATATCTACACTAGACTTTATCGCTTTTTTGGGAAGGATATCTGGAATAGAACGAGCTACGGGTAATGACGCAATGCCCAACAGAAGGTTCCTTCGGGTTTTATCTACTTTAGGTATCTGGGCCCCTTTAATGCCCGCTTCGACAACGTCGTCCGTTGCACCCAAAGGCATAAACAATTCCGTAACCGCGGCTTTTAAAGGATCTTTCGTGCGAGACAAACCATACGCCGCAGGAAAAGCGGCTGTTTCTAAGGTTCCGAGTAACGCATCCCTACCTGCACCCCAATCTACCCCCGGCTCGTCGTCAGTGAGGCTCCCAAAGAATTTTCCACTACTTCCCTGCGCCTCTCGTAAAAGCTCAACAGGATTAAGATATTGCTGAACCCCTCTTGCTAAAGGTCTTAACGGAGGAGGAATGTAGTATTCGAGACCCATAAATCAGTACATACCTTTATAGTACGAAGAAGGAACCGCACCGCCATCTTTGCCAGCCCAGTCCGCTCCTTGAGACTTCATCCACTCTCTTTCTTCCTGTAACGTCTTCGCACGGTCCATGCGCTCTATCATCTCTTCACGGTCTTTCTGCTTTTTATCCCAGTAATCCCTGTTGTGTTCGACAACGCCTTTGCCTGTTACAGCCTTAATAAGTCTGTTCTCCCAACTATTGGTTTTTTTTCTGGAAAACTTCTTGGGTCCCGCTTTCTTACCAGCCATTATATCCTCCTGTTAATAATACGCTCGCATTCTAACAGAACTTTCGCCATCTTCCAAGTCATCTGTTGGCAACGACACAAAGTTACCCTGACGATACCGCATTAACGCCTGTGTCATACTATCCACCAAGTCGTCATACTCGCCATTTGGAAACGCCGCTACCTCCTCTATCAACTCGTCCGCGAACGTCTCGTCGGGGGCCCAAACCATTCCCGCCTCAAACAATGGCGACACCGAATGCACCCTCGTCACCTTATCGTTACCTTTACTCGGCGTGAAGTTCACAACAGGTATTCCCATAGTACGGAGTTCGTGGGTCAATGGAAGTCCGCTGGCCTTCGCCTCAACGATGACGGTGTCGGGGTCCCAGTACTTATACTGATCTAACGCCACCTCTTTGAGTTCGGGGAAGTCCCACCGACCCTTCTGACTGTCTAACAGAATTAAACCGGGAGTTCCAGACTCCTCTGGATAAAAAACACCCCAAGTCGTAATCGCACTAAAGTCGCTCGTCTCACGCTTACTAAACGCCGTATCATAACTCTGGATCACATACTGCAAATTAGGAACCACCTTACGATCCCACTTCTTCCACCACTCCCGACGAATAATCGCATTCTCCTCGCCCGTAGGATTTTGCTGATACTGCGCATTCCATTTGCTCGGAGGTATAGATGCGCGGACCGCGGACAGATCATCGAAAGACCAGTACTCAGGCCAACAGGGTTTGTCGTCATTGAACAACGCAGGAAGTTCCACAA